CAAAAATATGCCATCGCTGTCGAAGAGGGCAATTATAGTGCTACGCAAAGGCAGATGGAACTCCAACAGCTTTTACATTTTAAGCAACTTGGAATGTCCATCGCAGATAAATCTATTATTCGGGCTGCATTTATTACTAATAAGCAGCAAGTCATCCAAGATATGGAAGAGCAGAATCAACAGCAAGCCCAGCAAGCTCAAGCAGAGGCTCAGCAACAAGCTAAAGTCGATGATGCAAAGATTCAAGGAATGCTTGCTAAAGCTCAGTTGGATCATGCCAAGATCTATGAAACAAAAGCTAAAGTAGATGATTTAGAAGCAGGCGCAGAACATAAGAAAGCTCAAACTGAATTTGAATTAGTAAAGTCGATGCTCGAATTAGAACAAATGGATTTAGACATGATTAGATCCTCTTACGAGATTGCGATGCAGATTAAATCTCAAAATTCTCCTGAATTTCAAAATGGAATGAAGGAAACAAGTTCACAAAAACAACAACCTGCCATGGCGGGATAGGAGTAAAAATGGAACATAAAAAACATAAACATCATCCGCATGACAAAGTGTCAGCAATGCCTCAATTTAATGAGCCGCATTGGCAGAAGAAAATTGAAGATGTTGAAATGGTTGATACCAGATATTCATCTGAGATGAATCAATGTGCTGAATATAAGAAAATGGTAGATAAGCAGAATCAATATGCTAAAAGCCACAAAGCTGAACATTAAAAAGCTTGGGTCTGTAGCTTAACAGAAAAGCGTTACGTAACCAATCGTAGAGATGTGGGTGCGAAGCCTGCTGGGCCCGTTTAATTTAAATTATAGGAATTATATGCAAAAGCATACCAAACACAATCCTGATTACATCAAAAATAAGACTGCCGATGTAGTCAAACATGGCTATAGCGATGTAATCAAAAGCGAACCTTGGCAAATCAATATGGATTTAACACCTGAAGGTTCAGACACTGCGCAAGGCGCGTTTCTTCCTTGGGCAGGTAGAAAGAGACCTACTCCACATAAAAAAACAAATGAGTGTGACCATTGAAATTTGAAAAATCACAAGCCTTTTGTAAAAGTGAGTCACCAAGAGAGCATACTCATAGAATCGAAATGACAGATGAAGAATATATGGCTAGAAAAAGTCCAAAAATACTCTTCAAAGAAGTTTATGTTGAACCTATTAACGAAATAATGGAAGAAAATGAGAAAGGTAAAAGTAAAAGAGCTAAGAGCAAGCCTAAGAAAGTTCATAAAAAACCCAAGTAAACAACAGTGGAGGGCTTATAAAACTAACTTTTTAAAAGGAGTTTTATAATGCAAGAGTCACCTCTTCAAAATCTTGGATGGATTAGAGTCTTAGATCAAATACCCCCTAGGGGAGAAAGAATTCTTCTTGGTGAAGTCGATTATAATGGAACTTTAAATTCGTTTTACACAGAAGTTTCTAAACCATTCAAAGGGAAAGAGAATGGGGAATTTTTATATTATAAAATGAATGAAAAATATGAAATATTAAGATCGGATATGTATTGGAAGGATGAATGAAAAATAAAATTACCGCTGGAGAATTATCAAAAAAAACATTAGCTGATAAGACTAAATATGATGCTCTTGATACAGGTCATGCAATGTCACATGACATTGATCTTGAGCTTAGAAAATGTATTGAGTTGCATAGAGATATATTTGATGAAAATGAATTCTGCATTGTAATGCTCATATCAAAAGATCCTCTCATTAAGAATCTGATCCGTAGAAAGTTCTATGCGTGGCCTTATCTTCCAAAGCCAAGGCCCAATCAAGCTGTTTTCCTATATAACAAGGGTTTAGATAAGATTACCCATCGTCTATGGGTTTTGCCATCTGATATGGTCATGGCTGAACTTCATGAATTGCCAATTGTAGATAAGAGATATCAGACTATGAAAGTTTGGGCAGATGCTTTTTATAAGGGTTGGAAATATGTGAAGAATCCTGGCGAAAAAGGGCCAGGAAATTTTGTAAATACCGATCCTTTGCACTTTTGGAAATTTGTAAGATCAGATCAAAAGATAACCATGCCATCAGAACATGAATATTTCTTAGAGCATAGAGAGGAATTGATCCAAAGAGGCTGTAAGGTTCCGGATGCGACATATTCCGAGGCCTTTGACTTTAGTAAAATCGAGATTAAGAAGGTCGTAGACTCTCAAGCAGCCATGAGCAATTAAAGCATTTTCAATAACAGTAGGCAGACATAATATAGCTATGGGAGCATCAGCAAGCATTACATTAATCGTGCTGCTATATTCATTAAATCTTTTTGCAACTTCCTCACGTATTTTTTTCATTTGCATATCAGTTGCGATATTATTTGCATTTAAATCATTGGTAAGATTATTTACAGATTCATTTTCAATCATTAGGAGACTCACGTTATGACCATTACAACACCAGAAAATAAAGTAGAAAATACTTTAGCACAAGAAAAAGTTGACACAAATTTGACACAACAAAAAGTTGATACAAATTTAACACAGAAACCAATTGAAATCGAAACGACAGAAGACCCAAATTGGAAAGTCGTTAGAGAAAACTTAAAAAAAGCCAAGCAGGAAAGAGAAATAGCAGAGAAAAAGGCTATCGATCTACAAGCCCAGACTGAAGCATTAAAAGCTGCCATGGAAGCGGCATTTTCTAAATCCAGCCCTCCTCAACAACAAATGTATTCTCAAGATGGATACCAACCTGAAGAAACAGAAGATGAGAGAATAGAAAAGAAAGTCCAAGCAGCATTGGCAGCTAGAGAGCAAGCTTATGAAAAGACGCGTCATGAAAAAGAGAGGCAAGAATTACCAGATAAGTTAAGAGATGTTTTTTCTGATTATGATCAAGTCGTCAACGAAGAGAATGGAGCCTATATGGCTTATCATTACCCAGAGATTTATAGATCATTGATAAGACAACCTGAAAATTTTCAAACATGCTCAGATATTTATAAGGTAGTTAAGAAAATGGTACCTAATAGCACAACAGCAAAAAAAGAAGCCCAAAAAGCCGATAATAACTTTTCAAAACCTAAATCTATTTCAAGTATAGGACTAACTCAATCACAGGAAACTTCAAGCGGCAGATTAACCGAAGAGAGAAAAGCTGCAAACTATGAAAGAATGCAAAAAATGTTAAAATCAGTAGGTTAATAAATTCTGAATCTAGTATAATCCTTCACATATACCTAGGGGGCACCCGAAAAGCGATATTCTGAATCGCCTGGTATATACTTTCATCAGAGTAACTACAGAGGTTATATGTCACAAAAAATATGTCAATATTGTCAAAAAATATATTCCGGATGCACAGCAAAAAAGACTTGTTATAGCTGTTATGGCTTATTGAAAAAATACGGTACTACAACACCCGATCATTTTAATAGGAAGTGTGAATGTTGTAGAGCAGATTATTTTAGTAAGAAATGGAAACAGAAATTCTGTTCTAAACTATGCTATAGAAAAATTCTGAATCATAAAAAATTTTTAGAATACAGAATAGAAAATAATCTGGATTTAGAGAAGCCTAAAAAATATAAAGCTCCTAATGGAAATGGCCATAAAGAACCTAGTGGATATATATTCATCACTAAAATGCGACATCCAAATGCTTCGAAAAAAGGAAGAATTTACGAACATACTTTTATAATGAGTCAACATCTTGGTAGGCCATTAAAAAAAGGCGAATCTGTGCACCATAAAAATGGCATTCGTAAAGATAATCGAATTGAGAATCTTGAACTTTGGCACAAAGGACAACCAGCAGGCCAAAGAGTAGAAGATAAAATCAAATGGTGTAAAGAATTCCTAATAGAATATGGAATAAAATTCATTGAATAAAATTCTCCTCATATCTATATATCAAAAAAAGTAGTATTTAGGTTTCACTAACCTTCGACCGCAATACACCTCGTCAGTGTAGCTGATTTTAGTCTTTTCGCAAAAGATATAAATATCAATTACCTATATGAGGTGAATTATGTCCTTTTCTACAGGAATTACAAGTATTCAGAATATGGCACCGGAATTACCGGTTCAGGCCTCGGAAGACCTCCTAAGTACCCCGATGTTCAATTTGATCCACTCTTTTGGTGTTGATTTACATCATGCCGAAAGTTATGTGGGTAAAACTACACGTATGTCTAGATTCGAAAGATTATCTACCGATGGCGGTCAATTAGACGGTTCTGGTATCGATCCAGCTTCAGAAGTTCCAGTACGTACAGATATTGACGCTACCATGGAAATCTATGCTAAATCTATCGTTACTAACGAACAAGTCGTTCTTTACGAAAATAGCAAGACTCTAACCAAGTTCACTGCATTGCTTGGACAATGGTTAAGAGAGAAAGAAGATCTCCTAATGAGAGACCTTTTTAGCTCGAGCGTTAACATACAGGCGCTCGTTAAACCTACTCTAATTGACTTGGAACTCCTCGCCGCTTAAGCGGACGGACAACAAGGGGCAAGATTATGCAAGAAGAAATGATGAAATTCTTAATAGAAAGTGAAATTTGGGGACCAAGAGATATCGAAACTATAGAATTTTTTCTTTCTAATTTTTTTAATCAGCCTGAACGACTAAACGAGAAGGCACCGAAAGGTGATGCGATAGTCTGAACACTATGGAAACATAGTGAGGGAGACCCGAAGAGGTTTCTCCGCCTAGGAAACTAGGTCACAAAAGTAACAGAATGCTCTTATATAAATGCTACAGGGGGCTTAAATGGAGACCAACCAAGTAATATCAGTTTAAATGATGTAAATAACATCGAAAACATCTTACTTGGCAATGATGCCCGTTCTATGCTAACTAGCTTAGAAGCTACATTAAAGTTTGCAACTGGTGGTGTTCGTGATGCGTTTATTGCGCTTGCAAATACTAACCTTTGCGCTGACCTTCAAAAAGTACAAGGCGTATTGCTAAAATCTGCATACCCAACACAAGAAGGTATCAGACCAGAAGAATATTGTTCTATCTCTAGATTCCGTTTCTTTGTGTCCTCTAAGGCTGCAAGAATTCCTGGAATCTCTTTGAAAGGCAATACCATCTATACAATTCCTATGTATGGTCTTGAGGCTGCTGCTAAGATTGAGCAGAACAACTATACAGCGGTCATCGGATATCGTCCACCTTGGGTTGTTTCTTCTGTCGCTCAGAACAGCCAACTCTATGCTAAGTTTGCAATTGCAAGAGCAATAACAAACCAAAATTGGATATCTGGACTGAATGTAACTACATTCCAACCATCATAAGGAGATAGATTATATGCCTTTTACAATCGTTACTCAAGGTACTTTCACACAGCCGGCAACTGCTGTGGCTCAGATTATACCGCTCCCAAGTGGTTGCGACTATATGAAAGTTATCAATTATACACAGATGTCCGCTGCATCTCCAACAGCTTGCGTTGCTGGGGAATGGTTTGGCGGTGGTCTGACTGCAG